CGTGTAGTGAGGAGATTGCAGACATAATGTCGGGTACCCCATAAAATGTGTTTAGTGGTGAGTACTCTTTATAATGCAAAATTTCATTTGGCCTTGGGTCGCCAGTTACTGGGTTTGCATTTTTTGCCCCAAAGTTGCGGAAATAAACAACCTTGTGTCCAATAATTTGTACAAAACCATCTCGTAGTCTACGAACACGAACTGTCGTTGCAGGAATGTGGCCAATGTAGCCAATCTCGCCTTTGGTGGTTCTACCAATTTCTAGGTATCCGTTTCCAGTTGCCTGAACATCCGTAAAAAACTTAGTAAGCACATGGGTAAAAGACTCATCTCTATTAAGATTTTCTAGCCAGTCACGTATCTCAATCTTTGCACGCTCAATGCGATTGCGAGCACGGCTTCTTTGATCATCATCCATTGACTGTTCTAGTCGAAGCTGAGTCTTATCAGAGAGCTCAAAATCATATCCAAGACCGACGATATTCTCGACCTTTGCGTCGATGGCTGCGTGGTTTGCAAAAGAGGTATCATAATAGTTTGCAAGCTCGTAGAGATTCCATGGCGGTGTAATAACGTCAAACAAGCCATATCCATTGTGGTATACCTTGCCTGGATTAATTTCTTTAGAGGTGGCACCCTCAATGCCGCCACGAATAGCACCTGCAGCCGATAAATATGCTGGAGCATTTGTGTCTACATCATTTGGTACTGGGCTATCATAGTTCTTTACAAACCTATCTGTACGCCTTCTAAAATTCTTGTCTAGTCCATCGTACTGCTTTAGGGTATCCCATTTATTATTAAACGGGTCCTGCTTTTTAAAGGTGTCGTCTTTTGTTGTGCCATCATCAATTCTTGCACCAATAATATATTCTTCAGACATTAGCCTTCATCTCCATAAGCATCTAGTGTTTGCTTGGCTGCAATTATTGCACCAAGGTCATTCTTAGAGGGTATAAGCCCCTGAAGCATTCTGTCTTTCTGCTCAGAATATTCTTCATCACTTATTCTCTCGGTACCAGCCATAAACACTGGTGTGCCGTCTGCTTCTCCATAATGTGCAGCAGCGTCACGAAGTTTTTGAATCTGCTTCTCGTCACCACGATTTGATGGTATGTTTAAGACGTTTCCTTGACCATCAGTAAACCACTTGCCATTGGACTTTTTCCATACATAAGTGCCCCAAGCGTATCCCTGGGGATCAACCAAAGTTACTTTTGCCTTACCTAGAGCTTGCTCAAATGCATCGGGTTTTTCAGATTTCATAACCACTAGTATACCACATTATACAGGAGATACTGTTTGTGTTTGCCATGCTGCATCTTTAATAACAATATACTCATAGGAATTAAACTGCAAAAACTGAGAATCGTCAACAATTATCTTGTTATTGCCTGTATATGTTTTATAAATGTCTTCTGGGCTAACCCCATAAAAACTTTTTGTTGAAATAACAAGAACGCCATTCCATAAATATGATTGTCTCCAAAAGTCCCACTCAATCTCAGTAGCATCAATCTGCTTAACTCTAAACCAGGGTCTGCTAGAAACTTGCTGGACTTCTTGAAGATTAGTTGACTGATAGTGTGAAATAGAGTTTGCCATTATCGGACCAGTAATTCTTACAAAGCCCACTGTGCCTCCTACATCCATAGCTTGGGATAGCCCTAGCCCTAGCATTCCCCAATCTTTTGTTTCTAAAGCTGGTTCTTTAACAATTCTTCCATTCCAGTAAAATACAATATCGTTTGCCACTTCGCCAGTATTTCCATCAATAGCATAAAGCTTTGCTCTCTTTCCTTCTGGATGTGTAGCTGCCATGTAGATTTTTATTAGCCTATCCTTAGCTTCAATTTCCATAACTTCGGTTTGACCATACGGGAAGAAATCTTCATCATACCGTATAGCTGCTTGAAAAGCAATTACCTTATATTGTGGAGCCTTGTTTTGATTCATTGGAGTCATGAGACCACGACTTACTGTTGGGTCGTAGTTTCCCCTAGGGGCTATGCCAGATTTTCGTGTTAGGTATAAGTAGGGGCTGCTTCCCTTATATATGCTAAACGGATTGGTTGCCTTAAAGTCATAATATATCCCAGATCGTGTAAACGGATAAAGTGGTACCCCGAACCTTGTTCCTATAGGAGTTGCATAGGAATTATTTAATGCTTGTGATGCAAACTGCAAAGATCTAACTGCAATAGGAAACTGATTTATTCCAGGATTGACTATTTCAATATGTGTTACCACTGCAATTTCTTGAAAACTTACTCCACTTGGGGGATATATTACCATTCCATCAACAACTTCGTATTTTGTAGTTAGCCAGCTTCCTGTCGGTCTAACGACTCCATTTTTTGGTGCTGGCTCTGTATTTGTAAAAGAATTAATATCAGAATTTGCACCAGAAGATAGTAGCTGAAAAGTAACATATGTTTTAACCATAGAGCTTGTTGTGTTATATCTATATGTTTTTAACGTTCGATTTGCTAGGTCAGAATAGTCGGCATATCCAGTGTATAGAAAATTGTCTAGTGACTCGTATGTTCTTTGAATAGGGTTTGAATATTCAGCATATAGCTCTCCATATTCCCAAGGCCCAGTTGTTTCAGTTTCTGCATAATATTGTGATGGTGCTGGATAATCAACATTAAACTGCAAAAAGTCCAGATCGTAGTATTTATTTCCAAATTCATCATCTACATATTGACCAAAGTAAGACAATGGAATTTGGTCTTCCCAATATCCGTATGACAAAATATCCAAAAAATATACTGTAAAGAACCTTGACAAATATAGTCCATAGGATGGTATTAGATTGATAAGCTGATTTTGTGCATAGTATCCTGGTGCTCCACCATCTGCAACAAATGCAAAAATTTCTGTGCTATATTGTCCTCCATCAAAATCTCTTGATGGGTTTTCTAGAAACTCAGAGTCCCAGGCAAAGCTTCCCGCAGCAGAGTATCCCCATACAAGGCCATTTGGAGCAAAGGAATCTTGAATAGTTTTTGACTGCCTCTTATTCATAAATCCTACACGATAAATGTTTCCATCAAATATTTCATTTAATTCTTTAGAGTTTCCTACATATAAAGAAAGGCCTGACTTTTTGCCCAGAATTGTAGCGACTTTTCCACCAAAGTAGTTTGATGCCGCTTCTAGGTTTAGCCCTACCGAAAACTCTTCTCCAGGATAAAACTTGCCCAGTGATGCAAAAACTTCTGGTTCACTGTTTCCGTACTTTACAATATACTCAATGGCCGATCCTGTTATTTGTGCTTTAATGTAGTTATTATTTTGATCATAAATTGCAAAAACTGTTTTATTGCTATATATTGGTTCAGACTCTTTTAAGATAACATAGAGTGCTTGAGTACCACCTGAGATAAAGTTAAAATTATTAAAATATATAGCTCCTTGAGTATTATCCCAGTCAGAGTTAGGTCTTAGGGTCATGAAGGAAAGATCTTCATTTTGGGCATCAGAAATTGATTCATTCCAATCTGAGGCTGTCTTATTATCAAATACTAATTCTGGCAATGAGTAGTCGCTCATCTGAAGTCTGCCGTTATCAATATTTAAATTGTCAACTAATCCTTGTGACCATGTTCCTATTTGTGGATAATTGTAGTTATTCGTATAGTCAGCAAAATTATAATCAATAAACATTGAAGTTCCGCTATACGACCTGTTGATGTTTTCTGGAAACTCTACTCCCTGACCATAAACAAATCTTTTTTTGGCAACTACTGCTGGAACTGAATATGAGTAGATTGCAAAACAATCAATCTCAAAGCTTGCAAAGTTGTCATATGAGTAAAAGCCTAGCCAGTCTTGATCTTTATTATATTGGTTTGTTGGATTTGGAAAAGTAATTTGAGATGGGTTGGCATTTAGAGACATAACCTGTTCACCATTAATTAAAACACTAAAAGTATCATTGGCAAATCTAATATGGACAAGCATTGGCCTAGCCCATTCGCCTACGTAGTAGGATGAGGTTTGGCTATTTATACGAAGCATTAAGAATGGGCCACGAATATATAGTCCGTCACTAGATGCAATTGGACCAAATATTTTTTGTTGAGCAGAAGAATCTTGTAGCAATCTTAGCCAGAACTCTACGGTTGAATCTCTGTATTTTCCTGCTTCATTAAACACTCCAAGTCCAGGGAATATGATGGAGGGGCCTCCATTTGGATGCGGATAAATTTTGGTTACATTTGATGCACCATAAACCATGGGAATTCCAGTATTTTTTGCAAGCAACCTGCCATCATCAATTATATGATAGGCATTTAGTTCTGAAAATCCATACGCCTTGGAGGCAATTCCTAAAGTATTGTTTACTGCAATAGCACTTGGTATAGATATGACATTGCCTCCGAGTGAGCTAGACTGAAACTCTTCTGCCCATTGACCTACGGTTAAGCCATTTACATACAGGTTATAAGTAGAAGTTGGCTCACCAGCAACATAGGAAAACTTTAGAATAATCTTATAAGACACGTACTTATCTGGCACATTAAATATCTCTGAGATAAATATCCAGGATCCGTGGGTTGAAATGGGGATGTATTTTAAAACATCTGTGTAGGTGTTGAGATTCTCGTCATAATACTCATACCCAACTTCAACTGATGTGATATATGGACTTTCTACATATAGATAAGAGGAAATGGAGATTGTTGACATTTCAGTATTTAGGTCCAGCGTTGAAAATACTGTTGGGCTTTTTACCTCACAAAAACTAGAGGTGCCTGTTGGAGAAGCTCCTGCCACATTTGTGGTAAATGACTCTGGAAACGGTTCATCTAAAATTGTAGCATTTGCGACAGCTCCATTTGTAACGCTCCAGGTGGACAGGTCTCGGTCTGATTCTGAAATAAGGGACAAATAGTTAATATCATCATCGAGCGACCATAGCTCTAATGGATGCTCGGCATATACCTTTTCTGCATAAAGATTTGAGGGGCTAGACATAGTTTTCTCCTAGCCTATTTTATCACACTTATGATGCAATTAGAGGGCTATTTTCAACAAACCAGAAGGCTGGTGATATATATTTAATTTCGCTGGCTGGTTTTGGATCATGTACGTACGGCTGTACAGATGGAAAAACTATAATGCTTCCAGCTGTTGGTCTAATAAAAATATCCTGATTTGGGAAGCCCAATCCTCCACCCTCAAAGTTGTGATTTAAATAAAGAACAGCTGAGAAATGTGCCCTAGGGTCTCCTTCGTCAGCATGTGGGCCCATATATTCATTTGGCAGATATTTGCTTATACTAATTGGTGCCTGCGTTCCCTTTGGTATAGATAAAGACATTGCATAATCTTCACCTACTTGATCAAGTGCTATCTTGAGACTATTGTAAATTTTGTTAACATCTTCATCTACAGAATTTGTCTCTGGGTTTGTTGTTTTACGGTATCCAAACTGATGGTCTGCATTGCTACTTGTCCAGTCGTGCCAGCATGAGATGAGGCTGTTGTCGCTTAGCCTATCATCAGTTAGCTCAAGCAAGTCAATTATTTCTTGAGGATTATCCAAAACATTTTGGTAATAAAAAATCTTTTCTGAGTATACTGTTTTATTCATTATCTTTCTTTCTAAACTCTTCTAGTCCGCATTCTTTTTCTGGATCAATTCCTGCATCTTTAAGGATATTGTTAATAAATATATCAATTTCTGTCATACCATCTTTGTTAATTTGAATATCTGAATCTTGCTTAAAGCTTCTTAGTCCTGCTGCAATTCTAACTTGCTCCATTTTTTCCCAGACATCTGCTCCGTATTTTTCTTGATTTGCAAGCCATTCGGAGCTTCCTTCGTAATATTCAGTATAAAATGATCTACAAAAATGTTTGTCTGACTTTTCAATTGCTCCAACTGCATGAAAGTACCTTCCCTCGTCAGATAGATATTTTGGATTTCCTGATGGGAAAACTATGACATCACCAGCCGTTGGTTTATATGCAACTTCTTTACCAGAGTTTAAAAATCTTACTTCTCCGCCGTCATAATCATCATTTATATAGTGAGTTACTGTTAGCACATACTTAAACCCTGGCATCTCTTCACGCTCTATTTGGTAGTCGCTATGGTGAGACATAGCAAGTCTTTGGCCGTGATCTTTTCCATTGATATGCTCCTCTGGTGTTGGAGTATACCTATCATAAGATGGTGCAGAAATTATCCAATCTTTTGCTGCATCAGTTAGCTGAAAGTGTTGTAAATAATGTTCTGTTGATATTAGAAATGCATTTTCAATTTCTTCAATCATTTTCTTTTCTGCAAGAATGTCTTTTTCGTTTTCAGGATTTTCTTGCATGGCTTTAGTAACATCCTCTAGAAGACGAGTTTCATTAAATCTTGCCTCATAAGACATAGTGGTTCCAAAAATGCTCCAATTTTCGGGCTCTTTAAATAGATATCGCTTTCTTTTACCATTATGAAGTCCATCAAGAATTGCCGAGTATTCTTTATGATTAGAAATAAGTCCAGGATATACAAATACCCTTGGTAAAATTTCTTTATAAGGAATATCTTTAATCATATTAAAATCCTGGGTCACCCGTTTCTAACCACTGTTGTCTTTGCACCTGTTGTTCTGGCAACATACCGTCTCTTTCGGCCTTTAGCTGTTCCAAAAATCCTTCTGGATACACAGAGTCTGCCCAATCCCACGACAAGAGCATTGTCCATCTTTCCCCAGAGGTTACTTCATTAACCCCGTGAATATTTCCAAATCCTACGTCAAAAGCAACCATAGTTCCCTGTTTTGGTGCAATTGAAAGCCCGTGGTCCCTAAAGGTTAGCTCCCCACCTTCATAATTATCATTAAGATAAATAATGGTTACCATCTTATTTTCTTGCCATGCATTCAGAGTTCCATCAAGTTCCGCATTATCTGCATGATCTGAAGCAAAGGCTCCTGGTAGCCACTTGTGTGCACTAAGAGTAAGATTTCTCAAACCTCTGCCCATAGCGGCCTCTCCATACTCTTTTGCCTTTTCTCTAAGACCATTAAAGTAATCATCATTAATTTCTGGATACACACCCTTAGCCATCGGTGCCCTTGGATCCATTACTCTAGCATTAAAAAAGCATGTTAGCTCCCAGGAGTCTGCATCGCTCTCATAATAATCAATAAGCCTTTGCGACTCTTCTGGACTTAAAAATCCTGGATATTCTACTATATCGTCTTTATGAATAATCTTTTCTACGTCTAACATGCTATCTCCTATGCATACTTGTTTCCGCTTTCCCACTCTTCTCTCTGCTTTGCCTGCTCTTCACGAACAATCTTGAGTTCTTCTTCAAAAGCCTCAAGTTGCTCTTCAGAGTATTCTGCTTCTTCATAGTCCCAAAAAGAAACCATTGTGTACCTAGTGCCTTCAGTAATTTCGCTAACACCATGTACATTTTCAACGCCACCTGGGAAAACAATAAATGAAAGCTTTTGTGGTTTAAAGTCTATATCATGATCTGGAAAGTATAGGTGTCCACCTTCGTAGTCATCATTTAGATATAAAATGCCTACGTATTTATTAATCTGAAAAGAGTTTGGGACTCCTTCAAAATCAGAGTTATCTGAATGTGGGGCTGCAAATCCTCCAACCATCCACTTTTGTGCATGAGATGTGTTAGGCTTTACTGGCCTTCCAAATACGTGTGCTACGGTTGCTTGATAAGCATTTTTGATTTGTTCAAAAAAGTTTCTGGGCAAATTAAAATCGTCAATTGTCGGATCATCTGGCATAATTCCCATTCCAGATGAGCCGTAAAATGCAATGTGTCCCCACATTTCAGCATAGTGCTCAAAATATTTTACCATGCTGTCTGCGGTTTCATCGTCTACAAAATTTGGAATTTCTACAATTCTATTGTCTTTAACTCCCAAAATACTTTTTGGGTTATCATTTGGTTCATCTTTCCAAACAATAAAGTCTTCATCTTTGATATCTGTGTAAATATATGCCATTACTCTTGCTCCTCTAAAGCCATTTTTTCAGCCCACTCTTCTTCAGTATAGTGTTTACGAATAGTCCAGAAAAACGGTACTGTGTACCTGATGCCAGACTCTACTGCTGTAATTCCATGTATAAAATTCATGTCTCCTGGAAAAAAGTATGCAGCTCCCTTTTTGGGCTTAAACTGAATTCCTTGATTTGGAAAATATAACTCTCCACCTTCGTAATCATCATTAATATAAAATAGTCCTGCTAGATCATACCAAGGAAAATCATTTGGCTTGCCCGCATCGTCTCCTACGTGCAACTCTTTGTCTGCGTGTGGCATTTGTAGTTGGCCTGGCAGCCATCTTACCATTGCTGGGCTTGTTGGCCAGGCATCTACTCTATAAAATGCATCTACCTCTTTTTTAAGCCTAGCAACCATTCCCTCAATAATGTCGGGAACTTCTGTGTTAGTTTTTGCTATTGAAGGATAGCAGGCTACACGATCTTTCCAATAATCGGAATCATAAATCACAGTTCCTTCGTCATTATAATGAGTTTCTGTGATGTCCCAGACTGTGTTGTTGCGAATAAAATCATTTAGCTTTGTCAGCTCTTCCTCAGTCATAAAGTTTTCTCTAGCCTGTATCATATCGGCAGAGTCTCCATAATATCCCGATGGGGTAATGGAGATTCTTTCTGGCTCAGGTCCGTGATTTATATCATTTGCTAATGTTTGATTTTCCATAGCTACATTATATCACGATTAACTTAGCTATATTTTCTTTTAGACCAAAAACTTTTCAAATAAACGCCACCGTCTTTTACACGAAAAGTCCTATTGGCATCCATTTTTTTCTTATGAATATCTAGGGGGCTTTGCTTGTCCCACTCAGAATCCCAGTCTTCTCTTTTAAAGGGGATTAGTTGTGAATAGGGGGTTCCAGCTGGAATAATGCCCTCCCAGCCTTTTTGTATAAAAAATGGCATTGTGCCAGACATCGCCACCTTGTCATTATCTATAATTCCGCTAGTTGTCATAAAGGGTAGGTCATATCTTCCAAATGGTTGAGAGTATAAAACGCTATATCCTTCGGGAGTAGAGACAGTCCAGTCAGAGTACCATGCAAAGTGCACTTCATCATAGCCATGTGGTACGACAAACTGTGGCATAGGGTCTCTAGAGTGCAAAAAATCTGCATAGCTTGAATCTAGCGTTTTTCCAGTAATTTTACCATTTACTTTTTTAAATTCAATATCGCATGGCGTTCTAAAAACATACCCAGTAGTCATTATGTCATATATGGCTGGGCAGGCTTTCCATGTTGGAATTTTACCCTGATTCATTGGATCTACGTAATGATCTCCGTTTGGCATTTTGGCAAACCTATCTGCATCACGATACCACTCTGGAATATTTTTTTGACCTGCGGGTGCTGGGGCCGATGGACTATCCATGTTTGACCAGGCTCGTGTATTAATAAATTTAATAATTTTATTCATCTGATAGGTCTGTTACTTTCATTAAAATCTTTTTGGTTTCATGCTTGCCTAGGGGCTCTCCTGTATGGTCTGTGGCATCTCGATAATAATGTGTCCACTCTCCTGCCTGATTCTTTTCTTGAGAAACTCTGCCTCGCTCTTGCATCCTATTATTCCATTCAGCAGTTTTCATATATTCTGGTGACCCCGAATGAATTGTTAGTTCATAAGACTGAACATCTGAAAGTGAAATTGGAACAATCGCTGCAACTGGGGTTCCAGCTGGTATTGTAATTTCTATGTGGGGCTCTGTTATCATCCAGGCAATTGGGATGTCCCCTACAAGCACAGAAGTGCTAATTATTGTTGTGATACATTGTGTTCCACGAATAAATTGATTTGGAACTGGCATGGTTAGCAGACTTACGTTTTCTTCTGAATTAAACACTAGCCCTGTAGAAAAACTTATTGTTCTATTTCCCCTGCCCCCGTAAACATAATCGTGTCCTTTAATTATTTCAACATGGTCTGGTGTAGAATCATTAATCCCGTCCCATTTAATAACAATATCTTCTGGGAAAGAAATTCCCCATCCTAACCTATTTGCAAGGGTCATTGGAAAGCAATGATAGGCGTGTCTATCAAAAGTAAAATCCATCCAATCTCTAGTTAAGGCCAGCTGATCAATAATCGCTGGCTTATCCTTAAAGCCCTTGTAAACATTTATCTGCATTAGCTACCAGTCTCTTGATAAAATTCAGGCCTGTGATACTTGTCTGAGTAATCAAGCATAGTTACGATAGAGTATTTAACACCTTCAGTTACTGGCATTGCTCTGTGAGCATACATATAGTTAGACGGAAAGACAAAAAGATCTCCTGCTTTTGGCGTTAGTGTTAGATTTTGTTGTCTAAAATAAAGCTCCCCGCCAACATAATCGTCGTTTGGATATGAAACTAGGGATACAATGCAGTTATAGGAGTACCCGTTGTCCGAGTGCTCTTGGAAGTGCTGC